TCACGAATGGACCCGTCTCCCCACCGCTGCAACTGGTACTAACCGTGCGAACACCCGTCGTGCCGTCTTCTGCGGCGCGCAGGCTTGTTCGATGGCTTGGGGCCAGGGCAACTCCGAAACTCCGAAGTATGTCGAAGACCTTTTTGACTACGATCGTCAGTTCGGCGTGTCCGTGCAGTCCATCTTTGGTGCGAAGAAGCTTCAGTTCAACTCGAAGGACTTCGGCACCATTGTAATGTCAACCTGGGCTTCGGCTCCGTAATTAGTGAGGGATTAGCAATGGCTACCATTTCTGCCACTGTCGCCCGTGCTATGGCGGCGACTTACAAGCCCACCACCACCATCACGAAGGTAGGTTCTTACACGACCTCTGCTTCGTTGTCGGCTGGTGACATCATCCTGTTTGCGAACATGAAGCTGCCGCACGGCGCTATCGTTACCGAAGTTCTCGGTACTGCGAAGGGCGTTGACGGTACGTTCATCTTCGAGGCAGGCACTTACGGCTCCAACGGCGTTGCGGATGTCTTCGGCTCCAAGACGTTCTCTGGTTCCGCTGTCATTCCGCTCACCTTTATCGCTCCGCAGGGAACTGGGCTTCCGCTCACCATCTCTGTTTCGGACGATAGCGTGGATCGGTATGTGACTTTCGGTATCCGCGTTGACGGCGCTACGACGTCTGGCACGGGTTCTCTGAGCACTGTGTTCAGCGTCCAGTACTACTGCCCGTAACGGCATCAAGGGCGGGGGAACAAATCTCCCGCCCTAACCCCATCACAGGAGAGACAATGAACCTCGCTGATGCAATCAAGTCATTGCAGGAAGAACAATCACGGCTGACCAAGGAAGGGGTGACTGACCCGAAGCTATGGGACAGCCTGGAAGCAAGGTTTCTGAACCTCCTGAACAAGCATCCCGACAGGCCGGAAATTCAATTCCACCTCGGGACCATCTACATGCAGCGGGAAAAGAGTGGGCTTGGTATCGCACTCATTGAACGCTCGACCTATTGCGGCGCACTTGGCGCTGGCCCTTACCTGAACATCGCTGCGGCCTACAAGCAGAACCACAACGACGAGAAGGCGCGACATTACTACGAACTAGCCTTGAAAGAGGCCGACAAGAACCCGACCCCCGGCGCGGTCAATGTTGACAAGGCATTCGCGCTCCACGGTATGGGAAGCCTCTACATCAACGCTGGACAGCCCGCGCTGTGCAAGTTGTGGTCCGAGAAGGCACTGGCGGTTGATCCGAATGACCGCCACGCGCTTTGGAACAAGGGCCTTGCGCACCTTGAATTGGGTGAGTGGGAACAGGGCTTCAAGATTTACGACGAAGCAGGCTTTGACAATTCCGGCAACATGCCGATTGAACGCAAACTCAAGACCTACGGCGGCCTGCCCAAATGGGACGGCAAGCCGGGTCAGACTGTCATCACCTACGGCGAACAGGGCGTTGGTGACGAGATCATGTTCTGTTCCATGCTTCCTGACCTTGTGAAGGATTGCAAGGTTATCGTTGATTGTGACCATCGCATTGAAAAGATGCTGAAGCGGTCATTTCCGGAAATTGAAGCGGTTTATCCGACCTCCGACATTAACGCGCCGTTCCCGTGGAAGGCAGACCACAAGATTGACGCTTACGTTCCGATGGGTTCGCTTGGCCGTCACTATCGCAAGAAGAACGCCGACTTCCCGAAGGTTGCGTATCTCAAGGCTGACCCTGAGAAAATCGACCTGTGGGGCGAACACCTCAAGACCCTTCCCGCTGGCCTCAATGTCGGCATTTCGTGGGCTGGGGGGCTCAAGAAGACCCGCTTTGACAAGCGCACGATTATGCTCGGTCACATGGGCGGCGTTCTGGAGACAAAGAGCGTCAATTTCATTTCGCTGCAATATCACCCTTGGGCTGCTGACGAATGCGCCTCTGTTGGCGATAAACTGGGCGTCCCGATCTACCATTGGGGCGATGCGATTGAAGATTACGAAGACACGGCGGGGCTTCTGATGAACCTCGACCTTGTGATTACGGTCAACACCTCACTGCATCATCTGGCGGGTGCGCTGGGCGTCAAACAGTGGTGCCTGACCCCTCAGTATTGTGCATGGCGCTACGGCCAAACGGGTGACAGCCCCTGGTATGGAAACTGCACCATGTTCCGTCAGAAGAAGGACGGCGATTGGAAGGGCGTTCTGGCCCATGTGGCAACGGACCTCGGCAAGATGGTCGAAGCAAGCCAGAAGGTGGCGGCATGACTGACAGCAAGGTTCTGAACTTCCCCTCGAAAGAGAAGGTGGACGCTGAAACCATCCTTGCTGACGCTGCGGGTAAACTTGAGGATTGCATTATCATCGGCATGACCAAGGACGGCGAGGCTTACTATTCAATCTGTGCGCAGGATAGCGAACAGGTCATCTATCTGCTTCGGGTTCTTGAACACCTTGTCATTGCGCAGGATTTGACCTGATGCTGATTACACCTGAGTACCTGGAACTTAACAGACAGCTTCACAAAGATAACGAGCACTATGGGACGAGTGGCAAAAATTGGCGTGAAGCTGTCAGAGAGTTGTCTGAACACGGCAGGCTTTCAATTCTTGATTGGGGCGCTGGTAAATGCACCCTCGCAAAGTCGTTTGGCCCTGCCTACCGCGTTACAAACTATGACCCCTGTATTGAAGGGCTGGATACACCGCCCGAACCGCACGATGTCGTAGTCTGCGGCGATGTCATGGAACACGTTGAACCCGACCTTGTGATGAACGTGCTGCGTGAAGTTCGCAAGCTTTGCAAGGTCCGTGGGCTGTTCGTCATTGGGATGACGCCTGCACAGAAGACGCTGGCGGATGGCCGCAACGCTCACCTTTCGCTTCACACGCAAGAGGTGTGGGTTCAGTCCCTAGAAGCCGCTGGCTTTACCGTCGAAGAGCAATCTAACCCAGAAGAGAAAGGTCACAACAGTTGGTTCGTAGTTGTCTAGGAAAGCATGAAGTGCTGAACGTCTTTATTGGCTATGATAGCCGTGAGCCGGAAGCCTACGAGGTGCTTCGCCATTCGATCCTGAAGCCCGCGACAATGCCTGTGAACATCCAGAAACTTGACCAGCGCGCGTTGCATCACGCTGGCCTCTACCGCCGCACTTGGCGCGCGGAAGGCAACCAGAAGATTGACAACATTGACAACAAGCCGTTCTCAACTGAGTTCTCATTCTCGCGCTTCCTTGTTCCGGCGCTGATGCAGTGGGAAGGATGGGCGCTTTTTCTCGACAGCGACCAGCTCTTCCTGACCGACATCGCCGAGTTGCTGCACGAAATGAACTCCAGCAAGGCCGTTCAGGTTTGCAAACAGAACTATGACCCTATCGAAGGTCTCAAGATGGACGGCCAGAAGCAGGAGAAGTATTTCCGCAAGAACTGGTCCTCGGTGATGCTGTTCAACTGCGGCCATCCTGCCAATAAGTTGCTGACCCCTAATGTCGTTAACGGCGAACCCGGTTCCTGGCTCCACGGATTTGGCTGGCTTGGTGACGATGACATTGGCGAACTGAACGACGGGTGGAACTGGATCAACAAGACCACAAAGGTTGAACCGAAGAACGTCCACTATACAGAAGGCGGCGCGTGGTTTCCGCACATGCGTAACCTTGACGAACCCTATTTTGAGGAATGGCGTCAGGCTGCAAAAGAGATCGGTGTTTGGCGCAGCATGTGCGCGAAGCAGGACAAAACCGCAGCATGAACGGCATCACCAGTTTTCCGAAGCGCGGCGAGACTACCAAGAAAATCCTTGAACAGGTCGCGGCCAAGTATGCGCGTGAGCCTGTTTCAAAACCGCAAGTCATCGTTCCCAAGGACGAATGCCCAAAATGCGGCAAGAAGGTTGGACGCGGCAAGCACATGCACATCAAGAACTGCAAGGGGTGACACATGGCGAAGTCTTTCATTACCTCTGCGGAGAACGTTGAGAACCGCGATAACGTCATCAAGAACTGGGCGCTTGGACCTGACAAGGCATCTGTTGATCCGAAGGCCAACGGCCCGTACTGGCGCAGCATGGCACAAGCGTGGTCCATCAGCGAGGCAGAGGCTCGCAGGCAGATGTGCGCTAACTGCGAGTACTTCAACAATACGCCCGAGATGCAGAAGAACATGGAAGCCATTGCGCTTGACAGGTTTGACCGTGACGGCGGTGGCCGCGGCTATTGCGTGAGGTTTGACTTCATCTGCCACAATCTTCGCACCTGTCAGGCTTGGGAAGAGATGATGTTTGAGGAAGAAGCCTAATGGCAACCCGTTCCAACATTGAAGCACAGATAGCCGATGATTTGGCCCGTTCCGATCTGTCAAACCAGATCACGAATGCGGTGAACGCGGCTATCCGTGCCTACCGCTTTGAGCGTCTTGGCTTCAACGAGGCGTACAGAGTGACGGCAACAGCGTCAGTTTCGCTGAATACGCTAGACCTCACAGCCATCTCGGTGCGCTTCCGCAAGGTTGACCGCCTGCGCCTTGAGCGTGACGCCGGGGATTACCTCGACCTGTACCGCCGCGATTATGATTGGATCATGTCCAGGCAGGATGACCGCGTTCTGGCAATGCCTGTTGAGTACGCGATTTACAACAACACCATCCACTTCGACAGCCTTGCGGATCAATCTTACACCATCTTGATTGACGGCGTGAAGGAACTCGGCACCGGAACCACGGCGAGTTTCAGCGCGGGCGACGCGTCTGCATGGTTCAATGATGCGCGTGAGTTGGTTCGCCACCGCGCCAAACGTGAGGTTTACGCCCACGTTCTCAAGGATATGGAATTGGCCTCTGCTGCGGCGGCTGCTGAAAAGGACGCTTACGGCATCCTGAAGGCAGAGTTGGGCGAGGTAGTCACAACCGGGTTTATTCGACCCACTGAGTTCTAGGAGTAACGAACATGCCAGCGCGTGATGATGCAGGATCAAATTATGGCCGCCCCGGCGGCTCGCAGAACTCTGGTGTCAATAACGGCGGCGTTGCTGGCGGCATGGGCGGCGGCTTCGGCGGTGGCGGTGCTGGTCGCATGGGCGGCATTGGCTCGCGCACGGGCTTGACCACGGGGAACACCATGTTCGGCGGCATGGCCTTTGGCCGTCCCGGTGGCTTTGCGATGAACTCCAGCGCATTTGGCGTTCGCCCGCAGGCTAGTGTCACACGCGGCCCGCTCAATCGCCCTGCCAATCCCGGCCTTCTTGGTACGCCGACCCCGGTATCAGTTCCCGGTGTCAATCCGGCTTCTGAGAACGTCTTGGCGGTTGAGGAAGTTCCGCCCTACACGCCCAATGTTTTCAACCAGAATTATCTGGGTGGCCTCGCAAACTTTCGAGGCATGATTAACAACCGCTATGGTTGGAATGACCAGCCAGTTACTCCTGGTCCGGGGCCTGCGGCAACGCCTACACCAAGGGCGTGGAGCGGGCAACAGGACGTTTATTGGAACGGTGGAGCGTCAGGGGGTATGACGCCCAAAAATAGCTATAACTTC